AAATTTTATTTGAAGTTTTTAATAAAACTTCTTGTTGATTAAAGTTTGCTTTAGTTACAATTTTATAATTAATTCCAATATTAATAATATATCCATTTTTAATATTAACTGCGTCTGTTATAGTTCTAAATCGTGATAAATAAGTTTTTAAATTTTCTTTTACTGCATCATTTACAACCGAAAGATGTTTGTTAGAATTATATCCAAGAACATATAAGTTTAATGCTAATGGATTTGGTATTCTATTTGATAATTCTGAAATTGGTTTTCCAATATCTGCTTCAGTAATTGTATAATTTGATTGTGGTGTTCCACTCAATTGGTCATCTTGAACAATATATGCTTTTGCGATATTACCATATTTGTCTGGTAATGCATATGTTCTAATAATATAGTCTTCTTTCGTAACTGCTCTACCTTGTGCTTGGAAAAACGCTTTAATGTTTTCTCTTAATTCATTAACAGTTTCTGCTCCAAGTCCACCACTTGATGCTTCAGGATTTGAAATAGCTACTGATTGTTTTACAGTATCTAATGTTGTTGTTGATAAACCTGTTTCATCAATCTCAAAAGTAATACCAGTTATTTTATTAATATCTTCTGATGGAACATTGTCTTGAGCACCACCACCATAAGAATATTTTATAGTCAATGTTGTGTTTGCTGGTGCTTGTCCATATGTTTTTGTTTTTAAGAAATTAATTGGGTCAAATGTTTCTAATATTTTTGAAGGACTATCTGGTAAGTTAGAACCAACTGAATCAGGGTTTGGAATTATTTCTTCGTCTGGATTATCACTAACTCCTGCTCCAAATCTTAATTCTGTTTTTCCATCTGGTCGTCTATAAGTCGTAAATCTTCTTGATACTCTTTTCAATTTTAACAAGAAAGGAACATCATCTGAATATTGTGAAAGTGATGGGTCATTATCAGAAACATTTTCAACTTCGTCAAAAACTGTATCTTGTGCTAATGAATCAACTTCATTCCATTTATTATCATCTGAATCCGTTACACTTATAATTTCTACAATATTTCTATTTGATAATTTAATTTTTGAATACTTTTCAGCTGAAGTAAATGTGTGTTCTTCTTCTGTTATAACTCCACTTTCTGCTTGAACTTTCTTTTTTAATAAATAAAATGTTGGTGTGTTATCAGCACTTCTTTCAAATATATCTACTTTTCTTGGTGAAAAAGGTGTATCATATTTAAAATTACAATCTTGTGTTGTTCTAAAAGTTGTTCCATTAGAAGACTCAATTCTTGCTCCTGCTGGAATATTTAATGCGTAATCATAATCTGGTTCTATGGTTTCTGCTGTTCCTTTTGCTGGAACTAATTGAAATATTTCTAATTCTACTTTAGAAGGTGATGTTAATCTTGGTTTATATCCAAAAGTTTGTGCCATTGAATAAAGAGTTCTTAATTCTTCTGAATATCCTAATAAAGATTCTTTGAATTGTGAATCTACATAATATGACATTACATCACCGACATAAGCTGCCATTTCAATAAACATCATACCAGGTGATGATTCATTAAAATCTTTATATGTATTCGGATAATATTGTTTAGAAAACTCAATCAAATTATTTCTAATCTGAGAGAAATCTTTATTAAGATATCTTACATCTTTTTTTATATTACCAGTTTTATTGCTTTGATATGCCATTATTTACTCCTAATATCCACTTGTTGATTCTGATGTGGTATCAAAATTTAAAGTTATAGAATCAAATCTATTTG